AGCGCATTCTTCAACTACTTCTTCTGCCCACCGATCGTCGGTACACCACACCTGCCCAGCCTCAAAGAGCGGAGCTACGGAGTTAACACGTACATGCTTATCATTGCCCTTACTAGGCGTATAAGTAACTACAGGGATCCCAACTTGCCGTAGCTCGTGAGTTAAAGGCATACCAGAAGCTTTGGCTTCGATCAAGATTGTTTCGGGTTCCCAGTACGTATATTCATCAAAAGCTATTTGTTTTAATTCAGGAAAATCCCAACGTCCCTTTTTCATGTCAAGAAGTATAATGTGCGGTGGTCCGTGTTCCAAGGGCCGAAAGACACCCCACGTTGTAATTGCTGAAAAGTCAGCTGTCTCTCTTTTACTAAAAGCTGTATCATAACTTTGTATGACGTGCATGAGATCAGGTATCTTTTCTTTACCCCACATCTGCCACCACTCACGTTTGATGATAGATCCTTCTTCAGAGGTTGGTGCTTGTTGCCATTGTGCTTGCCATTTTTGTTCTGACAAAGATGCTTTGACACCTTCTAGTTCTGACAGTTTCCAAAACTCAGGCCACAGTGGTTCGTCATTCAATACAGCTGGAAACTCAACCACGTCCCACTGATCAGCGTTCTCGTTTGTTTGTGCGTTAAGAAGTTTACCAGTAAGATCCTTCGTGGACCAACGAGTCATAACAATGACAATTGCTCCGCCTGGTTGCAAACGCTGACGAGGACCAGAGGTATACCATTCATAGGCATTGTCCAAAGCTGTTGTGGACAGTGCGTCTTGCTCCGAGTGTGGGTCATCAATGATAAGTAAATCTGCACCACGGCCCGTGATTGCACCGCCAACACCTGCTGCAAAGTATTCACCGCCCTTGTTTGTTGTAAAACGGCCTGCTGCTTTTGAATCTTGTGATAAGGTAACTTCAGGAAATACATCCTTAAATTCTTCTTGATCAAATAAGTTACGAACCTTTCTACCAAAGTTGTAGGATAATTCTGCTGTGTGAGTTGTTTGAATAATTTTTAATTTTGGTTTTTGGCCCATCATCCATGCTGGAAACAAATGAGATGCAAATTCAGATTTTGTATGTCTTGGTGGCATGTTCACAATTAATCTCTTGCTTTTACCTTGGCAAATGTCCTCAAATTTTTTTGCAATAATTTTGTGATGTGAACCTGCAATAAATTCAGGCCAAACTTTTTTTACAAAAGTTAGGAAGGAGGAACGGGACTCCTCTGCCACTTTCAGTTGCATTTTTCTTAACTCGTATTTTAAAACTTCAGTTGGTATTTCACCCATAATTCAAAAAGTTATATCATAATCTGCGTTTGTGTAAAACTTGACTTTACTGTCGACTGCTACGCACAACCCCCAAATTGGGTGTGGTGGGGGTAGCTTGGCGACTAAACCTAGTATGTCAGCCGTTTTAAGTACCTAGATGTTGTTTGGTAATGGTAAACCTGACTGGTACGCTGCCTGGAAGAGATGGTAGAAGTTACCAGGCAGCAGGTGATTGGACATAAAAAAAGGGCAGTTAATACTGCCCTTCGTACCAGCCCTCGAGGGTTACTTACCTTCGTGGTAAGTGTTCGGCTAGTCTTGACATAATGCGTTGCCCCCACTCCTTGACATAACTTGGACAGTTAGGATCAAGGATAATAGTTTCAACTTCACTCTCAAGAACTTTATAAAGTCCTTTCCAATTAATATTATCAGTATGTTGCTGATTAGTAATTGGTTGGTCTGTTGGATTAGTTACACCGAACTGTTGGCTAACTAATTGCAACTGACGAGATAAGTAGTCATCATTATCTGGCATTGTGATTTCTCCTTTCTAATTAAATTAATACTCCCATTTGATTTTATAATCAAGAACATTTGAAAACTTTTTTTTGTTGACACGACCACGCAACTCGCACACCCCGTGCAACTATCCTTATATATGTATGTGTATCTTGTTGATAACCAATGGAATGGAATGGAGAATGGAGGGCAAACGCCCTCCACAAACTAACATAGGCAATTTATCGGTACTATGCAGTTATTCTGAAATCAGCAACTTCTTCAATCGTTGCTTTTTTATTCTTGCGAACTGTTGCCTCTTCATTAGGCAACGCTTGTATTTGTTTATATTGCGTTGGCACTTTGCATTTATGGTATTCCAACTCGCCAAGTTTTTCTTTAACCAAACTCGTGTCAACCTTAACGGATAACTTTTGCGATACATGTAGAGAGTAATCCTTTCCATGCAATAGGTTAGCGTTCTCG